TGTATCTACTTACTTTGTAGGTCTTATTTTTTAGCATATCCTGGATCTGTGTAAGGTAGTATTCCGGATCTGCATCGACCATCTGCACAGCTTTATAATGCGATTTGTCTTTTCTTGCGTTCTTGTGTGCAAGTTTCAAGTTTTCCATCGCATATATTTTCTCGTATAAATTACCGTATCTTTTCATAATAACACCTTTTTATTTGATGTTTATTTTACCGAGCCTTCAACAAAAACTTATTTACCAACACGGCGAAAATATTTTTTATGTTTTGCCAAGAGGCAAGGCAATTATAGTTATATCCATTTATAAACATTTAGTGAGCGCCGATATTGTCATTCGCATTCGAGGCATCATAATTGACATTAAGTTGAAAAGTACCTGCATTCGCATCATCATTGAAATAGCCACTGAAATACGGTACGCAGCCGGTGTTGAAATTCGTATAATCACTAAAGGTGCATAAGTACAATTATCAGCTTACTATAATTGCCTATATTTTATTGTTTTATGTGGTTTGGATGTTTACAAAAACATCAAGCGAGCGCCGATACTGACAACCGCATACGAGGCATCATAACGGACACTAAGCAGAAAAGCACCCGCAACCGCATCAACAAAGAAATAGCCACCGAAATACGGCACGCAGCCGGCGTGGAAATACGCATAATCAGAGAAGTAGGTTGTAGTAGAACCACCGCCCGTATGCCACATAAAGCCCAAATCGTTTGTACCCTGGGGTATTTTCATATAACCGCCATCGCCACTTGATACAAAGCCCTTGTCGGTATAGCCTGCACCGGTATCATTAAAGCCCGTTGTAGCCACAAGAGCGTTACCATCCCCGGAAGATACCAAACCATCAATCCATTGATAAAGATTGCCCCAAAAGTCCTCAATGCCGAGGAATTTCATCTGTGTATAAGCATCAGCAGAACCAAAGTCCATACCCTTATCAAGAGTAGCACCGGTGTTTTTAGGCATATAATCATCGCTGTTTACATAGCCCATACCAAGTGCTGCCTGGGAATTAAGGTTTTTATACTTAATCAGATACAGACATTGCAGTAAGGTCATAGGATAGAAAGCAAACTGATCGTAGCCATCGCCGTTAGCTTGTGCTGAAGTTCTGAAATCGCCAATAGTTGTGTTGTTTGTAGGTTGTTTACCACTCAAAGAACGGAGCTTGCCCGATGCAACACTACCGAGAAAAGCACCGATATACAGTTTATCTCTATCGCCCTCGTTTTCCCTGGTGTGTGCCATATAAGAAAAGCCATCCTTATTAGCTGCATCCGTAATCTGTACTGTGAGTGTGTTATCAACCTTTGAAATCTTATAACCGGTTTTGGGGATCTCAATCATAACATCGCCTGCATCGCCGGAAGTAATGTCTGCCGGAGATCCATCCTCAAACTGTGCAAAATTGTCGGGGTTAAGATAGCCAACAACAGCACCGTCTTTGAAAAGACAAGGCTTGATCTTCTTAAAAATCGGGTTTGTGTACCAATCAGCAGATCCGGCGGTCATACCGACAGCATCATCCGTATATGTAACGGCTGTTTCGGGGTTGCTGTTGGTAAGGTCAATGGAAACACCATACACAACCGGTGGCACATCCATTTTGTTATCAAGGGCTTCTTGCAATCCGTTTACATCGCTGATGTTTACGGTAGATAAACCGCCCTTTTTCTTTGAAACATTACCTTTCATATCTTACAGCCTCCCTCTTAATTAAGGATGGCTCTGATAGCAACTTTGCAGGCAGCACCATTGTTTACAACTTTAAGTGCATATACTGTTTTGTTGACTTCTTCGCCATCTTTAATTTCCTGCCAAAGTGCATCATCACTTTCCGGCTCACTTGACAGCGTACCAAACAGCGAAATATCGCCATCACTCTGCCACCCGATGTCATTGATGCCTCTCTTATTCGGGGAAACGGGAGGCATTTTGAGAATTACAGTTCCATTGGCTTCAAGTTCAACCTCATATACGAAGTTAAAGCCGTTTGTGGTTCTCTTAAATTCTTGCATCATAGTCCTTTACACTCCTTTTGTTAATTGAATTTCTGCTACTGTTTCAGTTGCGTTTTCTTTGTGCCTAATAATAGCCGAGCTTAATTTTGTGTACCCCGTAAGAGTAAAAAGATTATTCCCGGCATCATCGCTGAAATCAAGACTTGAAATATTCTCGTTGTTTGTTAATTCATCTAATTCTGACGATGATACGCCACCGGTAATGCTGAACATTACAAGCCACCCCGTAGGACTTCCACCTCGAAATACTTTTTGCTCCGTTGGAACAGTACACGATTTACTTACTTGATTTTTGAATGTTATCTTCACCTTTCTGTACCTGCCTTTCTAATATTATTTTTGTTTTACAGCCATATCTCAAATCGACTCGACCTGATATTTTATACTCCGGAAATTGCAGAGTCGCACCCGTATTTGTATCTACAAATATCAGTTCTTCTGAAAATAGTAAATCTAATTCATCAGATGTGATATTATCAAGTATGCAGAATTTAACAATATCAAGTGCACCTCTTGGAAATCTCATTTTATATATTTTTATCGGTTCAGTACAACTGTATTTGCTATTCAGAACATACACCGCTAATCCACCTCATTTATCTCATCTACAATTTTGTTAATATTATTCTTTGTTTGATCAAGACTTGTAGTGTCGGCGGTTATTTGTGTTTTTCTTGATACATAAGGTATATAATACCCTGCATTGTTTGGAAGCTCTTGAATGGCAGCACGGGCGTTATTGTAAATATCAGCATCAACTTCCTGGCCTGGTTGCACATCTGTAAATGTTTTAGTAAGTGATACATTTTTATACTGTGCTATAACTTTTATGTGCTGTTGAAATCTATTCCATTCATCAGCAGTAAGTTTGTATGCCTCGCCTTTTTCCTTTGGTGTGTCCCACTTGAAAGGATCCGGCCTGGTAGATGTTTGTATTTCAAGCGAAGTATGCAGAGAATATGGCGCATCATCCCAACCGCCATTCCAATTATAGTGAGAACCGCTAACGCTACCGCCATCTTGAACCCCATTAGACCAAGTGCCACCACCCGGCTCATATTCACCCTCATCACAAAGCCAAACTTCCACATTATATTTGTCTGATGCTAATTGAGATAGATCAAACACTCGTGTAGATGAGCTTCCATCCATAGCTAAACAGCAAGGAGTGTCAAATTCATTTATAAGCTCGAAGGGCGTTTTGCCCTCTAAATGTGCTGACCAAAAGAATTTAAGTGCCTCTCTATCCCAACAAATATTATCGTGATATGGATCTTCAATGGCGTAAGTGCCTGGGTTTGAGTAGTGCGGATCCCAATGAATACTTAACGGGTAGTCGAAGCAATCGACTCCTATGTTCATACTTTGGTATATTTCTTCACAGATAACGTGAGCAACAGACTCGTTTTCTTTGGCACGATCAATGTTGATTGTCGCATTTGAACCGCACCAATTCGCCGGTGTTTCCGGTGTCGAGTAGTTTTCCCTCCAATTCGATGATGTGTAGAAATTCCAAAAACCTTGGTAGCCACTTTCGATTGAAGCCATTGACACATTGTTGCCAATTCTTATACAAAAATCGTAATCAAGGTCGCTGTTACAGCCGTAATTGCTTTGCATAATATCAACCGTTTCGTATGGATCTGATGTGTACTCTGACCAAGTTTGATGGTCCACTTGAAATGTCATTTGCGTATAGCTTTCTAACATAGCAAAAGCATTATTCACCGTAGTCATATATGCCGATACTTCATCATTCGTGAAGTGTGCCCCGGAGTCAAACAGTACAATCGCTGTTGTTTTAGCTCCGTATCGTGTTTCGCCTCTTTGGTATTTGCACTCAATGTCCGGGCCATCGGGGGTTATGTTATCCCAATCAGCTTGCCACGGGGGTATATTCTCTGTGTATTTTCCACCCATAGTACCCTCGTAACTTTGCATATTTATTTTATATGCGTAGTCTTTAACTTCGGGAGGGAAAGCTGTATAAACCTTGTTTCTGTTTGTACGAGTAATTCTGACATTACACCGATATGCGCCACAGCCCGTAACCGTAAGCTGTCTTGTTTCCTCATTGTATGTAGCACTCGGTGTACTCAAACTATGGTGCATTTGAAACCAGGAATTTCTATTCCCGTTTGCAGTTATTGTATGGTTGCCAAGATTGGTGTTGCCATTCAGAAAGTCAAAACTGATTTTGTAACGGCCTCTGCCATTTGAGTCCTCCGGATCTACAACATTGTATGGTAGCTGTGCCGGCGAGTCGCCCTCACGGGTGTGTTTATCTGTGCGTAGAAAGAATAAAAACACCGGTGCCGGATATGCTGTTGTGTTTATTCGGGCAAGGTCTTTATCGTAAATTTCGTTTGAATAGTATTGATATGTTGTACCACGCCCGTTAGACACATACATTCGCACCCCCGTAACAGTACTGTAACCGCTTATAACTCCAAACGCCCAAATGCTACCGTTGTAATCATATAATGAAACATCCATACTTGCCATACCATCACCTACCCAAATACTGCTATCGCCGAAAGTCCGGTAACATCAGCGCCATCGAAGTCCCAATTTCCTTGTGCGATAATATCGCCACCGTTTTCTGCATACGGCTTTGAATTACCCAAAATGAGATGACCGCCACCTACTGGGGCAAGAGTTGTATAACCCATATCAGTAGTTATCCAACGGGCAACAACAGCATCATTTAACAAGAACTCTAAACTACTATTTGAAGCGTTTACTCTTACAAAGCTGTTAAATCTATCTTTTGGTGTTTGTAAAGATGTACCCGTAATAGTTCCATCGGTAATCAAATCGCCGGAAATGGAAACATCGCCCGTAAGTTCAAAACCCGATGATGTTTGTTTGAACATAGTAGTTATGCCACTTGCAGGATATGTTTTCCAGGTGTTGGTAACATCATTAAAATAATAATAACTGCCGTTATACAGACACAACATAGATTTTTCTACTGCCGTGGTGTTTGATGCCGTTGGTTTGCTTGTTTTTGTGAAATAAGCTGATATGTTTTTGCTTACAATACTTGTGATGTCAGATGCTGTTTGTGATATTTCAGAATAGAGATAGTCATAATCATCACTCGCATCGTCTTTTGTTTGGTATGTTGCAGAAACCGTTTGCTTGATTTCCTCCGCAGTTTGTTCAATAATTGATGTCAGTACCGCATTTGTAACAATATCATCCCCAAGCAAGTTGGTAACGAATTCACTCGTAACAGTAGATGTGATTTGTGCTGCTGTCTGTTCAACAGTAGAGTAGTCTTTTAGTTTTTCATCAGTAGCATTGTTTACGCTGACAACAGCAGTTTGTATTGCATCCGCCGTCTGTGATATTGTAGAATAGTTTACTAAAGCCCCTCCAAGATCTTCAGCGGTAATTTTAGTACTTATCTCCTGGGCATTAACCTTTATTTGAGCTTTCATACGGTTTTGTGTAAAAGTGAAGCTCTTGCCAAAATTATCCTCGTCAAGATTTTGGATAGCATCCTCGTATTTACGCTTCCACAAATCAACATCATCACGAAGTAACTGAACCGCTTTACGAAGTTGATCAAAGTCCATCTTCTCAATATTGTCAGTTCTTTTAACGGTTTTAGTTTTCGACATACAAATCACCGCCCGTTTCCATACCAAGCTCCAATTCGTAGAGTCTTACATAGCCGTTGCCCTCGATGTGTAGCTTTACGCCGTAGTGGGCTGTGAGTCTTGGTTTTACTCTGATTGCTTTTCTGCCGTAACCGGTGCTTGAATATGCAAGCTGCGAAGTGTCAGCATCAAAGGTTTCATCGTCATATAAAAAATAAACCTTAACATTAGCACCGGGGGCTACATCAGCGAAGATCTGCATCTTCTTTATGTGCTTTATGTTTACAGTTTCATTTGTGATAAGGTCAGTTTCAAAACTCCAACTGTGATCGTAGCTTTTAGAGTCTAACTGATACACATAACCGTTTTCGCACAGCATATACATACCGTGCTTATTGTGTGCAAAGTTCAAAACGGCGCTGTAAATATCTTGTTCAGACCATTCTTCAAAATATGTGTCATACACAAAAAGTCTTTGTGTGCCGTGCTCATCCTCACAATAGAGATAATAGTTTCTGTTGTCCGTTCCGGAAACAGCGTGCTCAAACCTTGCGATGTTAAGGTTATAACCGATAATGCGAGGGTTTGAACCTGTGAAGATTTTAACATCATCCTCTGAAACAAATATCAGTTTACCATCCACATCTTGTATAGTTCGATTATCAATAGCACCCTCGGCAAAAACATCTTGTATTCTAAAAGGGTTCTTTGTGTTGTAGAGTTCGTGCATAAAGTCTTTTTTGAAACAAATCACATAGTTTTGATATGTGGTAATTCCGGTAAATACACCGCCGGCTTTTGTGTTAGATTGTGCAGGGCTGCACCAGGCATTACTTTCGTTGTATTCGTCAACGGTGTCTAAATTCCAATTAGTGTAGTCATTGTAGCCACTTGCATACACTCTGTCATCGTCAACACCAAACAGCCTGGATAAGTGAACAGCAGCGTACTTAATACCCGGCATTGATGGGGGAATACTGATTTTCCATCCGGAATTGTCGCTGTCGCTTTCATCATCAACCCATCTATACACGGCTGCGCCATATTCTGTATCAGCTTCTATTGCTTCTGTGCTGGTGTTCTTATAGTAATAGTTATGGCTTGCTGTTTCCGGGGGAAGATATGGGGCTGTGTCATTTTTATAGGTTTTCACAAGAACATCCATATCATAGATCTTAAAATCGTTCCCGGTATCGTTGTTTTCATCATTCAGCAAATCGTCTGTATGGAAAAACATTGATTTTTTATCCGGAAAAATCAGCAGCTTTTTAATGAATTTACCGGTAACGGGATCTGTCGGTGTGTCATAAACATTGAATTGTACCACGCTTCGGGGGTACTCGTCTTTGCTTGTCGCTCCACTCGATTGCAAAACTCCCGTATATGTGCTATCAAGATCCCCATCCTCGTCAAAGGTAAGGTAATCTACATATAACGCCGTGCTTTCTCGGTATATCACTATCAGAAAATCATCAAAACCAAAAAGGCTGATAGGGTTTGTGTATCGGCTTGAAACCGATATATGCTCCTGGGATGGTGTTAGATACGGGGCTTCTGCTGTGGAAATGTTACTTTCCATTGAGAGGTTGCCCGTATCTATCGTTTGCCTTTTATTAAGACCACTCCAGGATCTTTTTGTCATTGTATAACCTCTACGCCCCTGGGGAAGTGGAAGCTGCATATATGTCAGTTCGTTTTTCTTTTTAGTTGCCATATACACACCTCACATTCCAAACTGTGGGGCTTTGTTTGTGAGCCAAGCCTTAAAGTTTTCAAGCATAACATTGTATTCATTTATCCACTTGGCAGCAAGGCTGTCCTCGTTGGCTACTTTGTACGCTTCGCCTCGTAGTTTGGCTTTTACAAGGTCAATAAATTCAACCGGCACCATAACATTACCGGCTGAAATTGTATCGTTTGCACCAACAGTTTTAAGTGCAGGCTTAACGAAATAGATTATTTTAATTTCGCCAGGGGCTTCCTGGGTGCTAAAACCGATGTTATTTCCCGTTTTATAGTATGTGTCGGGAAAAATAACACCGCTTGTAACTGTTGACTTAATAAGCTGTGTTTTGTCAGCGAAAACGGTGTATATATCCTCAAAACGGACAGCACTTTCATCGTTTCCAACTGCAATATCGCTTATGTCAATAGGGGAATTGCCCGGCGTTTCAATTACAAATTGCTTTTGCTCCTGGATAAACTCTGTATAGAGTATGTGCTCCAGGCTGTTAAGCCACATAACATAACTTGCATTAGAAATAGGTGGAGCAATATCAACCTCGTTTTGCAAGTCTGCTATTAGGCTTGATGCAGATATTCCGCTGTTGAACATTTTTACCACCTCATTCTTTTAATTCTTCGGCCCTTTGCATCATCGTTCCAATATTTCAAATAAGCTGCATTTGATTTTCTCAAAAATTCGCTTTTATATGTTTCTCCCTGGCCGGCAAGGAACAGAATATTGTCAACGATGGCGTTGTGATATAGCGGTTTCACAACATTTTTATCTGTAAGGGCTGTCGGTGGTGTATATGTGGCATCATTCTCAATCACAAATTTAGGGTATTGTGCTTGAAGTTCATCAACCGAGTCTGCAAAGAAATTAAAAAACCGCCTTTGCTCAATCGGTGTTATTAAATTTACTTTTTCAAAGATTTCAAGTATTGACATACCATCACCACCTTATGTAGTTTTTATTGGTTCAGCAAGTGCCAATTACCCCTTACGGCACTATGACCGCAAGGGGTAACAATTTACACAACTTATAGTGCAAAAAGATTAGGCACAGTTATAAATACGAACACAGCCACCAGGGTTTGTGCAAATCAAATCGCCGTAGTTGGCAAGCAGAGCACGGTAGTTACTCTGATCTTCCATAAGGTTGAAGATGCCACCGCCCTGCAATTCTGCAAAGTTCCATTCCTGGCTGTGGAGTTCAAGACAACCGCTTTCAACGCCCCACATTTCCTCATCGGGTACGAAGCTATCGTTGATAATATCAACAACCCTGTTACCAAACAAGAATTTGATAGCTTTGAAGCCACCGGAAATGGTGTGCGACATTTCCTCAACACGGATGTTGTTTGTACGCAAGTAGTTTACATAGTTGTCATACGCTACATCACCGCAAAGGAATGTGTCGATGTTGGAGTTCTTATCGTTTTTAGCCATACGAAGTACTTTTGTGATAGTACCATCGTCAATGTCGTTGCCGGCATCGTAGCTGATAGGATAAAGGAAAGCGTTTGAAGCTTTGGTTACACCGTAAATTTTTGCAACATTGTTATCAAAGATAGCACCAAGACCGGTGATCTCTCTGTTGTACGAATTCTGAACAGTAATAAAGCCTGCTGAAAAGGTAGAAGCAGTACCACTGATTGTGATAGTCTTGTTAGCACGATCAATGCTTAAAATTCTTCTGCCTGCGCCGTTAGTCTGGGGAGCAGTAGCACCGGTAGCATAAATGTCGATGATAAGACCTTCTTTAAGATACTTGGTGCTGTCAACTGTGATTGTGTTGCCTGCTACTGCAAGTGCAGAACAAGTGGTGAGAATACCGGTACCATTACCGAATAATGCTCTACCTACATTCCATTTTGCGGTTTCGTAAGCAGCCTTAACTTCGGTGTCAAGGGCATTAGCCATTGCACCGCCGGTTCCGGTAAGACGAACAGCCTTTGCAGAGATAACGATATTTACATACATATCCTTTGACTCTGTTTCAAAGCGTTCAAATCTTACACCGCCTGCTGCCGGTGTTGCTGCACCCTCTGCACCGAAGCCGAAGCCACCGCTAAGACCAACGGGAGCAGATGCAACAATTTTGTTTGCCTTTAATGTAGGCTTTTTAATCTTGGAAAGAAGCGCCGAGGGTTCTACTCCAAGCTGATTACGCCATACGGGCAAATAGTTCTCTTTTAATGCTTTTTCAAATGTGATTAAGTTCTGTGACATTAGATTTCATCTCCTAAAAATAATTTTTGTGTTGGTATTACGCACCGAACATTTTGCGTGTACGCTCGGAAGCATCATCCCAACTTTTGGGTTTTTCTTTTATATCGAGTGCCGCATTAACCGCACCGCTACTTGCAGATAACGGTGGCACTTGCTGACTACTTTCGACTTGTGCAAGTCGCTGCTTTTCAACCATTTCTTGAAACTCCGGATTGTTTTTGTAGAGTTCCATAAGTTCCTCGGTTGTAAGCTCTTTCTGTTCCTGGGGTGGAGTATTCATACTGTTAGCACCTTTGGCAATCATATAGCCGGTAATAAGTTTTTCCTCCAGGGACATATTTTCAGACGATAGTCCAGGATTGTTTTTAATAATCGCTTCAATCTGCGGAAGCATTGTTTCAATGCCCTCAAGCTCCGGAATATGAGAGAGTGCAGCAATAGCTTCTTTTTTCTCGCTTTCATACATACCTTTTTTGGCGTGGTTGATTACGGGTTCAAGCTCTTTCATAATCTGCTTGCGGTTATAAGCAAGCATATCTTCCGCATATTTAGCCTGGGCTTTTCTAACAGTTTCCTCATCGGCGAAAGCCAACGCTCCAATATCAAGAGTAGGGGGAGTCAATGCTTCCTCTATGATTTCCTCTTTCTTCTGCGCTGACATTCCGTCAATGGTCTGCTGTAATTGTGCGTTCTGTTGCTGTGCAGCTTCAAGAGCCTGCTTTGTCTGTGCAAGTTCTTGATCCTTTTGGGCTGCAAGGTTAGCAGCAGCTTCAGCAGTTTGAGCTGCATCCGCTACAACAGCCTCTGTGTTTGTGGGTTCTGCCACTTGGGAAGAAGCACCACTATCAGCAGGGGTTTCATTCCCGGATGTTTCTTTTGCCGGTTCAGCAGATGCCCCCGGTTCTGCTGTTGCAGGGGGAGTATCTTCTTCATTGGCTGTGATTGCATCGTCTATTGTAAGATCTGCATCATCCTCAAACATCTGCTGTGTAGCTTTGCTTGCATCATCAAATGTATTTGGCATAAAATAATTTCACTCCTTAACAAAAATTACATCTGTGGGTTCATATCTTGCATCTGTGCCAGGGCTTTTTGCCTTTCTTCCATTTCGGCAATCTGTTTGTGCTCTCTTAAATGGTTTTCAAGAGCTTCAGCATAACCAGGCCTCTTGATTTTCAAGATTTGGAATTCCATCTGCAATATGTACCTCAAATGTTCCTCAATGTGAATTTCGTGCTCGTCAAAATCAGACACTTTCGGGATTACACCGTTTTCAAAGAAAACATTTTCCCTCTGTGCTGCTTGAATTTGCAGGGTATTTATACTCAAAATATCAGAGTAATTACCCATTTTCATTAACTCCAAGGCGTGTATCTTGACTCTTTCCGGAATACGCCCGTCATTGTCGGTAAATAAGCCCATATTATAAGCATCAAAAAAGCGTTGCTTCTGCATTTCTTCGCTTAAAAGCAATTCATTTTCGGTCAAAAACTCAACATCATAGCTGTTTATGTCCTTTTCAGACCATATAATTGCCTTACCGATGTTATTAGCGCCTACATAATTGACAATTCGGTGTGTTCTTGCGTACCTCTTGTAGATTTCAAGCCACAAAATAGCAAGTTTACGAACAGAGTTTCTAATGTGATCGCCCGTAAGCGATAGCCTTGTGTTGTCAATTTCCATAAGGTTAGAAATAGCCGTACCCGATGTAACGCCGGATGGTGTTGCACCGTTTACCATAAGCTGTGAAACGCCGGCAGCGTACTCCATATCGTTTTTGAGATTGTAACGCTCCGTCATTATTTCAGCCGGTAAGTTTCCGTTTTCAATGCGCTGTGGTGGGTTTGAGCCACTTCTATAAACTAAATAAGCACCTGGGGCAAGTCCGTTTTGCTCGTGTTCCTCAATGTCAATAAGTGCCCCCTCCTCAACAGCGAGGTTGCCGAGGGATATTCTCTTGATAAACTCGTGAATACGGTTAATACAGCCGTTAAGTGCTCTTTGGCGAGGAATAAGATCCTCAATGGTTGATTTACCGAAAAACTGTCCTGCGACTTCACGGCATACCACTTGAACAATAGGTATCTGCTTATAAGGTAAATCGCCGTAGTACACAAGATGCTCATCGCCTACGATGATTACCATAAGTCCGTTAGGTCTATGTTTTGACGGTTTTTCAAAATAGGTTATAACCTTTTCTGCATCTTCAGCTGTGCGATGCCCCATTGTAACAACGGTATTCTCATAGCCGAAGCCACCACCGGATGAAACGGGAGTAAGTTCAAAGGTTTCGATTTCGCTGCCCTCAACCTCAATACCATACAGATCGTAAATCTCTGCAACGCTCTTGACTTGTTCAAGTATAATTGAGCGTTGGGCTTCTACCGTCTGCTTAAATACGCTTTCCGGGAAAATCTCGTAAGGTGTAATCAAGCCATAATCAATATCGCCCTGGTATATAGCTGTTTGTTCCTTTTTGGCGTTGCCCTTATCGTCAACACTCTCTTTGGTACGGACAGCAAGTTTTTCGCCCTTGTCTTTATCCCACCACGAAAGCCAAAAACAGTTACCGCAAAGCTCGTTCCAATAAATCATCGTGTTTTTCTTGCTCTCAAAGTCTGATACCTTTTGAGTGTACTGCAACACAGATGTAGAAACTTCTGCCTTTGCATAATCGTCAAGCTCATTTGTGGCAGGCTTAACTTTCATCATATAGTTGATTTTCTTCAAATTCGCTATACGGGTTTCAATAAGTGGTGCAATTTGGTTAAAAGCCTCACGCTCTAACCAATCATATACCGGTTCTAACTGTTCAATATCCCCTCTGTACGGGTTTACCTCACAGAATTGATTACCAACAAGGAAGTTAGCGTTAAGAGTCCATTGTCGCTCTAATGGGGAGCGTTGCCCTCTGCGCTTTTCAAGATCTTCAAGTATTTTGTGGATAATATCCTCTTTGTAAAGCGGAGTAGTACCATCTTTGTCGAAATCTACAACAACCTTGCTATCATCATCAGCCGGTTTTCTGTTGAATAAACTGCCAACAGCAGCAGTAATGCCACCAACCGGTGGACTAAATCTGAAATTCATTATCCATCCTCACCGCCTTTCTTACGCCACTTTTCAAGCACCTGGGCGTGTCTTGACGGGGTGTACCCACCGTTAGGACTCTTGTATTCGCCGTATGTTCGACTCATAAGGCGATTGTAAAGGTCTTTTCTTTCAAAATGGTGGATAATAAGCAGAAGAATGATAATGCCGAGTAATATTAACTCAATAACCATTCCAAACGCCCCTTTTCATTACTCATCAGACTTTTCTTTGCAAAATCTTAAATGAGTTTTTAAGCCCTGCTCTGTATCAAAGCTACGCCCACAGTTAGGACATACAAAACCGCTTGTTTCATTGGTTGCGGTCTGTTCCTCTGTCGGTGTTGGTGCTTCGGGTGCTTCGGGTTCTGTCTGTTCTTCCGGTGCTGCTGTTGCAGGATCTTCCGGGGCAATAGGTTCTACCGGTGTTGGTGTTTCCTCCGGCTGTGGCTCTGTTACTGTAGGTGCTGTTAGTGTTTCATCAACAGTAGCTACATCAGCAGACAAGCCATCATTAGCCTTTGTTTTGCCAAGAGCCTTTGCATTGAAGAACAGTTCCGGTGCTTCGCCTCCGGTAGTTACTTTGATATTGCTCCCGGTTTCCGGGTTTATATCATCAATAACGCCGAGGGCTTTTCCAAGGCAACTTTTACAAATAATAACACTCCCACCAAGCTCACGAGTGCGTGAGATAGCGAAAGTGTCAGTATTCTTGCAGCCTCTTACAGAACATTTTCTTTTCAGCCTCTTTGCATACATTCTGCTTCACTCCTTTTAATAATAGCTTTTTCTCGGCTTTGAATAGCCTTTGAGCATCTTGTTCTTGTATTTTTCCAGGTCTTTTTCAAACTGTGTTCGGTTGTCCTCTTTATATTCCGCACCATAGAACTTATAACGGTTAAGGAATTGAGTCATACTGTCAACCAAATCATCATTAACGCCGTGTGGGAACGATGCGTGTTCTTCGATAAACTCATCTGTAAAGTCTGCATACTTGGGAAGATACACATTACCGCTTTCCACAAGACCGGATACGGCGTTAGCTCTTGCAACCTTATCCCCATCGGGATCAATAGCAATAATACCGGCAATTTCGTGCCGTAGCATTGAAATTATCGCCGGGCCATTAGCTTTATCCTCGATAAGAATAGCGTTACGCTGTGGATATTTGGCATCCATATAGCGGATAGCCTTTAAGGTTTCCGGAAAGTCCATTTGCTTTTTAAGCATATCAACCAAATAAAAATCGGCGTTTAGCTTTCCCCAAACCTCAATAGCAACATAGTCGCTGTCAGCATTTCCCTTAAAAGTTGCATCAACAGAAATAACTAAAAGGGGAAGATGCTCCGGGAGCTTATCATAAAACTGCCACCACTCACGCTTGAAGATATTACCCTCTGCGGATGATGGTCGGCCCATATATAAAGCGTTCCAGGCTCTTTTACCCTCTTTGTATCTTTCCTTAAATGCTTTCAGCCACATATTGTCTTTTCCAATCTCCGGACAAAGTGCATCGCCCGGTTTTCTACCAAGCACATCGTTTTCTTCAGCTTCAACGGGAATGTTGATAACTTCTACATTCTTTTCTTTGCGAATAACACGCCCTGCCAAATCATCCTCGTGCCACCTGGTTTGTATAATAATAATCTTTGTACCGGCTTGTGTACGGGTAAGTATGGAGTTTTCCCATTCATCCCAAAGCCTCTCACGATATGTGGGGCTGTCTGCTTCCAATCTGTTCTTAACGGGATCGTCTATAATAATCAAATCGCCGGCGTTACCGGTAATACCGGACATAATACCACGAGTTATGATACTGCCGGAATGATCCTTTATTTCCATATCCCTATCAGAAGACTTTGAAAGGCTTATACCAAATATGAAAGGCCCGTATTCTTCAATCTTTGTTTTATTACGCCTGCCGAACTTTCCGGCAAAATCGTCATTGTAACAAGCCACAATACAACGCCTATCGGGATATTTACCCTCATACCACGATGGAAAAGTTTCTGTAACGGTCATACTCTTTCCGTGCTGTGGTGGTGTAGAGATAACTAAAACATCGTAAGGATTGCCGGTTTCGGTTTCAACAAATTCTTGTACCTTATTTGCCAAATACTTATGGAAGTTGGTATCAATCCATTTGTCTTTATGTACGAAATAGCAATACGAAGCATACGATGAACGCATCAGCTCCACAGCAAAATCATTTGAATAGTTAATCTCGTTTTGCATAACCGGCAAGCTCCGCAAGTTTAGCAATCTTATCATCGCCAATAATATCTACTCTGTTAGTCGGCTGACCGTCTGCCAACGCTTTTTTATCAAATAGAGTACCAATAGCGGTAGTAATTGCTTTAACATCGTGCAGTTGCAACCCTCGTAGCTTTGTTATCAGTACGGTTTTTTCTTGTGCGCTTAACTGCACCTTGTTTGTAGTTGCAATCTCATCTATGAACATATCAAGCATTTCCTCTTGCTCAATAGCTCTGTCAAATCGTCTGTTAAGCAGTAGTAAGCCCTTGTCGATAATATCTGATGCAGCTTTTGAAAATTCAAGTTTTTTTTCTTCTTGAAGTTTTACAAACTGCTCGTCATTCTCTTTTGCTTTTACAATACTTCTAACAGTTGCCGTAGGAAGCTGTAACTGCCTTGCAGTTTCAGAGTAGTTATTGGTTACAGCATAAGAAGCCATAACCTTATAAACAGTTTCTTCCGGTGTCTTTTGGCCTCTTGCCATCTAATTCACCCCTTTACATTTATTTTTGTGTAAAATGAAAAGAAACAGACACCGAAGCCCCTACAAGCCTCGGTACTGTTTCTTTCCAAACAAGGAGGTTTTTATGTCGATTTTCATAACCAACAACCCACACTATCATATTAACACATATAGTCGGGACAAAAAGGACAAAATCATTCTTTGTCAATATATCTATAACAAATCTTCTTAACGCTGTCCTTAGTATTGCCCCCACCAACACAGAATGACACCTGCAACCAGGGAAGCCCGTTAATGAAACGATATGTAAATATCATTCGTGTTAAGCAATCGGGAATATCGGCAATATAACGCTCCAATCTGTTTCGCTCGTGAATACATTGTATCTGTTTTGCAGATATAATTGCTTCCAGGTCTGCAATTTCGGCAGCATACTTTTCATAAGCAGCACCTTTCATTGTGCTACTGCCTTTCGGCATCCCGGAATAGTTTGGCCCGGAAAGGCTGTATGCTTTTTGCTGAATTTCTGCAAGTCTTTCCTTATCCATTTCTATTTCACGGTTCAAATAATATAATTGTGATAGCTCTTTAAGTGTCATTCTGCATTTCCTCCTTTACTTTCTTAATTCTCGCTTTCAATACTTCCATCACATTATCGTGTGTTGACTCTCTATCTTGAATAACAGCCATAACATCCTCATCAACACAGCCCTCCGCTAAAAGATAATGCACATATACCTTATCGTAAGGAGAACCTTGTCTGTAAA